TGCTTCGATGGCGTCTTCTTCATCCCCGAAGCCGGACAGGTCCATGATTTCAGCGGAAAGTTTGGCGATTTCCCCCGCCAGAAGACGCTTCTTAATAACCTCAACCGGGTCATGCGTGCCGTAATGATCTTTCAGCGTCTGATCGTTCCAGTTCGGAGTTATGCAGCCATGCTGAATGACCAACGCACCAAAAAGCTGCTCGTCGAATTTCTTGGTCCGCTTGCTGCCCTTACCTTCGTAGTAAGTCGCACGGTCCTGAATACGGTCGATCAACTTCCCGTCAATGGCCCGAATCGTGAAGTCAACGCCGAAGCGCTTCATGAAATACTTCTTCTCTACTTCCTGTTCCGTGGACAGGAGCGCCTTCAGCACATCGTCCGGTGAACTTTTCGCTTCAACCTCTTGGTGGTCCAGAATTTCTTCGTTATTAAGGTGTTTAGCCATGACATATCTCCTCCAATAGATGGGTATAATTTAATCAAAATAAAAAGGGCAGACCATCCTTTGATGTCTGCCCCAAGTTGTTGTTAGCCTTCGTTGAACGTATCCAGCAGGTCAAACCCAACAAACGTAAAAGGAATTTCTTCCTCTACGAGAGAGCCGACCTCATAATTCACCAAAGGGATGTTATCGAATGTGACGTTTTTCAAACGCACCCGATAGGCTCCCCACGCTTCCGGGTCCTTCAGGGCGATGATCAATTCGGTTTTAAACGCGCCGCGCTGGTCATTTGCGATCTGCCCGATGCGCTCCACCCATTCCGACGTTACTTTATAGCCGGAAATAGTACCGGAACCAGAAAGGGAGGTCGATTTAAAACCACGCCAGCGAGTCCCTGCACGGCGTACTTCCTCTTTTGAGATTTCAACGTTAGCTTCAGCGCCTGTGACCTGAGTCATCCAGACTCCCTCATGCCATACCTCACCAAAGTCACCGTTAATAACGCGAGTTTCATCCAATGGCATCGTTTAGTCACCACCTTTCCTTAGCCGACATTAATTTCGAGATAGATTTTTTCCATGGAATCGACTTCGACAAAGAAGATTCTAAGGTACACTTCGTCCCCGACACTTGCGTAGTCCGGGTGAAGCTCGACCGTAAAGTCCGGCATTAACACATTTGCAGTGACAAGACTTTCGAGATACGCCTTAATCGCGGAAATGAGTGCCTTCTGGCCGTCGATGTTATTATCAATCTTGCCAATGTAGCTGTCGCTGCCTGTCTTGGTGATGTCGGCCACAATAGCCATTTCGGCGCGTACTTTACGGATTTTGGACTTGTCCGTCGTAATCCCGCGCTCCACCTTGACCTTCTCCCCATCGTGCACAAGCACAAGAGACCCAGCCTGAAGGGCGGTCACAATTTCCGCATTGGTCAGACGCTTGCTGACATCATCGACGCGCACCTGTGCGTAAGTGATGGACTTGTTGATCGGCGTTCCTGCAATCAGGCCAGCGATGTAAGGGGCGAATTCCGCAGAACTTACTACGTTGCCCGACTCGACGACGCCTGTAATCAGGTTCACGGCGTGTTTATCAGCAAGGCGGGTTGTCCGGGCGTTACCGACGGACGGGTCTTGGTCGTCCGCTGCGGAACCGCCGAATACGACGATGAATTCTTTGCCATCGGAGCGGCTTTGCTGCATCCACGATAACGTGGCGTCCTGCTCGTCGCTCGTGACCTCTCCCGGAAAGACGAACACGTTGAACATGCGAGAGTCAAAAGCTGCCCGCATGTCGATGTAATCTTGATCTACTTCTTCCGCAACATACGGCGGCATAGTGTAGACCAGCACCTGCTTAGCACCACCAGCAAAAATACGCTGGATTGGCTTGATTTTGTTGGCGCCGAACAAGTCGGCGGCTTGCTTTTCGGTCTCGACCGTATAGAAGGTCTTATCCGTCGTGGTCGTAATGGTCCGGTCACGGTCAGTGATCGGAATCCCTACGATGCCCCGGGCACCGCCAGTAATCTGGGCGGCGGCTGCGTTAAGGAAATTGATGTAGATTCCCGGGCGCGGGGCCGAAGTGGATGGGTCCCAGCTTCCTCCTGCCATGATTTTTACCTCCTTAATTTGACAACGGGCTGTCATTCATCTGATAAAAGATTTTGGCCATCTTTTCATAAGACGGTAGATCAAAGTTGTACCGGGAAGACCATTCAATCGTAATCTGCGCGGTATGAGTATGGTCATCAGCCCGTGCTATGAGCCGAACGTTTACCGCTTCGATGAACTTCAAGCGGCCCGTCGCCGAACCGTCAGCATTCAGCAAGGGAATGCAGTTGCGATTCCGGCGTATGCTGTCAGCCACGGCTTCGGCCGCTTGAAAGGCTTGTTCTTGGTCTTTGTGAAACAGCTTAACGAACCACTGGAAGCCTTTCTGGTATGAATGCGATGTAAACCGCTGACTTGTGATGATTGGGGGCGGGAAATATAAGGACGGAACCTGAAAACCCGCTGGGATGTCGATTTGATATACCTGTTCACAACCGGGAAAATTCCGGTAGATGTGAGACATAATAGAACCCAGTTCTTGCTCCATCGTCATTTACGTTTTCGGCCCCCTCTCATACGTTTGTCAATATACACCCTCAGCTTCTTGTCCAAGCTTCTGCCGAATATAATCCTGAAGATTTTGACCGCATTGTCGAAGTAGTGCGACCCCTCTATCCATTTTTCCTTCAGGAGCATCCCTGTGTCGGCGTTGGGGTCATATATGAAGCGGTCTCCTGACCACGTTCCGGGAACGAACCGGGCAAGAGAGCCGTCAGGCAGTTTAAACGCTCCGGGAGTATCATGCCGAACTGTAAGATGGCCGTCATTCGCGAACTTTGCGTATTCGACATTGGTTCCGACTTCAAGGGTAAGCCCATCGGATGACATTTTCCAAACGCCGTCCCCGTCGCCAACGTCAAAACTGTTCAGCAGCCGTCGGGTGTCTACAGTCCCGGTGCGTATAATCTCCTGCTGGATTTGATATAGTAAATCAAACCCCAAGGCTTCAAGCCATTTACGGGATTCTTCCGCCATACCTTCCCGGACGTTGGAAAGCCCGTTCAAAAATTCGTTCAAGCCTTCCCAGTCCAACCCATCGTCAGGCCCCCTCCTCATAACGACAACCTCCGGTAAACCTCGACTTCCCAATGATGGCCCCGAACCAGTTCCGGCAGCTTGGCCGTGTATTCAATGCCACGCCAAACCACTTTATCCCCTATTCGGATGTCGTAGTCCTTGAGAAAGTGGACAAGAAACATCTCATACACAACGTTGTTAGGCTCGTTCTGGGTGATGGTTGCAGTTTGCCCGGACTTAACAAACAAGCAGGCGGCATTTTCGATGTCTGGCGTATCTGGATAGGTGATTTCTTGTTCCCCGGGCAGCCCGTAGTTGCGCGGGGTTGTTGTCACCTGCTGGTGGTAGACGTCGCAGCGGTGTGTCAACAGACCGTTGTAAGACATCAAAAGGCCCCCAGTCTAAAACCGCCAGTCCCCGTCGGTAGGACGTGCCCACGTAACAGGGTCCGGAGATTGAACGCTGTTCTCATGCCGCCTTCGCCAAGCTGGTACGAATAGTTTCCAATCTTTTCGGAAACAATACCTTTTGAAAAGGCTTCTTCTGTATTCAGCAGGGCGTAGTACTCTGTAACTTTGATAAAAGCAAGCTTGACCGCCGCAGGCACTTGTCCGTCGGGGTATTTGTCCGGGTCCGTGAATTCATGCCCGCAGTAGTCAAAAATGTCCTGCGACGCCTGAAGGATGTCCATTTCAAGCTGCGTGTCAGTGCGACCCTGCACGCTGGCAAAAGTGGAATAGTCCCTCACGTCCTGCGGGGTAATGATCATGCTTGCACCTGCTTTCTATTATTCGTCGTCACCAAAAACGTTATCCAATGGGTCCGCACCGTCTCCGTCGTCCTCGTCGTCTTCAGGCTCTGTAGGTTCAGCGGCCGCTACTCGCTCTGCTTCAGCGATAAGTTCGGCCAGCTTTTTGTCGCTTGCTTTCTTGGGAACAGTGATTCCAAGTTCAGCAGCACGTTCCAATAACAACTCCCGTTCCGTCTTTTCGGGCTTTTCTTCCTTGGCTGCGTCTTCGTACACTTCGAATTGACTGTTCTTTGTCAAGTATGCCGCAAGCTTATCATCGACCCGCACGGGGCGGCCTTCGACAAAGCGGACACCCATTACGTCATAGGTCTTACCGACAACCAACTTTGCAAATTTCGCCATTTTCGCTCTCCTCCAATGTTAATCAGCTATTAGGAAATAGTGTTTTTGATCTTGATGGCTTTTGCCACAGCGTCTTCTTCTTCGAATTGCACGTCGAGTTTTGCCGTCAGAACGATGATGAATTTACGTGCGCGGATATCCTTGTCCACTTCCACCGTCACGTTACGGCTGAAGCCAACGGCGATGTTTTTAGGATGCACAAGGAATGCGTCGTTTACGATGTCCGTTTCGGCCCCTGCGCCGTCGATGTCGTAGCCTTGCAGCATGGCGATGCCTTTTACCGGGATACCGAAGGCGTTAGGCATGCCCCCTTGAAGCGTTTGGTCGCCAAGTGCAGTTTGGCGGCTGACGACTTGGTCTTTCCATTCCAACTCATTGGAGTAGGAAGTGTAGAAGCGCCAGTCAGCCGGGTTACGCAGGTATTTAGTAGGCACAGCAGCATACATACGTTTGAACAAGGCTTTCGTCACGCCGTCGCCGTTCATATCGACGATGTGAGAAGTTGCTTTCTTACGGATACCGTCAATCAGCTTCAGGTAAGGGTCAGCGTCGTTGGAAGTGTCACCGTTGATGATCAATTCTTCCATATCCAGCGCTACACGTTCGGCCAGAAGCTGCATGATTGTGTCATACAGGCGGTCGCCTTCAATGTTGTTTTCCAGCGTATCGTAGGTGATGTTTACTTCGGCGATAACTTCCTTCGCATCCAGACGGATAGTGGACGTCGTAGGCACTGCCAACTGGTTGTCTTGGAGCGCCGTACCTTCTACGCCGGGACGCAATACACGAGAGCCGAAGCCGATTTTTTCGATCTTCATCGAGTCAATAGGCATTACCACAGTACGAGCATCCCGAAGAATGGTTGGGCTGTCAATCATTTTACGATAAAACGTATTGAACTGAGTGTCGTTCATTTTACCGCCAGTCGCCAGCGATGCCAGCGTCATGGCTGCTTTTTCGATGATTTGCTTGTTATCCACGGTTAAATTCCTCCTTGGGTTTTGGGTTTATATTGGAAAGGCTGCTGCATTATAGCAGGCCAGACCAAATAGAACCTGATTCGGATTTTTTGACGTCTACGCCTTGTTCGGCGTTCGGCAGGCTGCGAGCTTTAGCGATTTCGTCAATGCGTGCATTGACTGGGTCGAGAGCGGCTTTCACGATTTCAGCAACGGACTTCAGGAGTTCCTCCTTATCCGTTTCCTCCGACTTCTGCATGTCTTCGGCTACAGGAGCTTGTGGCTCACCCTCTTGGGTTTGAGCGCCTTTCTCCAAGGCGTCCAAGCGCTGCGTTACTTCGTTAAGCATCGGCTCCAACGCTTCTTTAACTACTTCGATGAGTCCTTCTTTTTTCACGGTGATTTTATCCCCTTTCTGTACATCCCCAAGTGCTTTCAGCACGTCTGGAGAATTTGCAATATCAATTAACAGTTCGCCAAAATCTTGAGCAGCGTCACGGATACGCTGAACGTCCGGCGATTCAGACCAGATTTCATTCCAGAAAATTTCATCAAAAATCCAGTAGGCGTCCCTAAACTCCCGCTGCTTTCTGCCGGAGTTGAACTTGTCGCGGACTTCCCCCTTAGTGAAAAACGCCTTCAGGGTATTGAAGAACCCGCGCATCTGTTCTTCCTCCTCCTTGGCCACCGGAACACGTTCAGCGGTCCCTGCCATAGAGTAGCCTGTGATCTCGCCTTTCTGGATGCTTTCCCATACTTCTGGCGAAGCCTTAGTCACCAGCACCCATGAACCCTTCTTG